GCATCCCAAAATCGCCGAACAACTTTTGCATATACTTATGAGCAATTGCCATCGTTCAATCCTTGTATTAATCGAGTTATTTCGTTTTTTTACGCGCTTTTTTCTTGCTACAAACGTCGTGCCTCTTCTGCTCTGATTTGCTAACAACTTTATTACGATAGATCATATTGACATCATCAAGACACATACCAAATCTGTCTAAAACTTCCGTAGATACAACTATCACGTTAAAATCCGGCGTATCGATGCGTCTCCACAGTGGTGCATCGGTCTCGTCAGAACGTGAAGCAATAATAGAACGACACATACTAGAGATAAGACGCCAAAAATAAAACATAGTTTTAACTTTTTTCCAAAAATTCTTCATAATGTCTCCTTAAAAACCTTCATTAGGTGTCTGATACTGATCAGTATATGCCATCTTCTTGACATCATCGTGCGCTAGCCTAAAACTCTGAAGACGATTCTTCAAAAAAGCAACCAATGCCTCTGTCTTGGCCCTAAGATCAGCCGCTTTCTGTACATCAGGATCAACGTCTACATACTGCTTGCGCGACTCAGCAGAGTCCTTAATATTTCTCTTAGAAAGATAATCTCCCGCTCTATCTAGATAAGCTATCGATCTTGCAGCATCAAAAGCAGTCTTCGTCTCTATGTCGTACCGTATAGCCTCAGCGAGCATCATGTTCGTCAGATCGTAGGCCATGATGAAGTCTCTAAGATAGGCAGGAGCCATCATGTGATTCAACGAACCTATATCTTTTATAAGATGGGTATACTGCACGAGTCTCTTTACGTCGATTCTCTGCAGATCGCCCTCGATGACCATCAGGTCGCGCATGTTAATCCTTACTTTACTGTACCTAAGATCTTATCGGCAAGTGAAAAAACGTCCTCATCTTCCTGCGAGATCTTAGTGGTCGGTGCAGTCTGTGTCTTACCAATAGTAGTCTGAGTCTTTACTGTGGTAGTTTCTGTCTCGTCGCCTAATCTCAATCCTACTTTTTTAGTGACTGTCGTTTGCGTCGGCGTAGTCTTAAGTTGCTGCTTTTCAACTGTTGTTTTATCCGTTTTAATAGCATCCGCAGTAGGTTCAAATCCTTCTACAAATGCTTCAGGACAAAACTCTAAGATGTTCGTCATGTTCGCGCACAGCACGTTCTTCAATTCATCGTAGCCAACCGTCTGATAGATAGATGTAAGATCGTACGTTAAATTTTTCCAGTTCTCCACTACATTAGGAGGAAGTGGGGATTGATCGTCGACGAACGTGAGACGATTATCTACCTTGATCTTTGTCTGAACCTTCTCAACTTTATACTCAGTATCAAAACCATCGCCGCTTCTCATCACATTGAACCATACTCCAGAATCATCCTGCTCAGACAACACCGATGTAGGATCCTGATCGTAGTCCGCAATATAGGTGTTCATGAGTTCTTTAAGTTGACTATGAGCGGTACTTTTTAACTCAACCAGTCCGACTTGACCAGATTTATCAACAGCGTTCCACGCATAGATCTTACGAGGACGCAGATCAGAGATAACTTTTGCTAGAGGTTTCATCATCTCTTTGATCTCATCTACTGACTTACCTTCTTTTTGAAAATCTGCCACTTTCATGGCTACTTTCTTCTCTAACTCCTTGACATACTCTGATACCGGGCAAGTTTCACCCTGCTCTAACGGACTAGCATAAGGTCTCATTCGACCATTATTAGGATCCAGAAGTCCCCACACAACAAACCATCTGTGATATGGATATCCATTGGCTTTTTCATCAAAAGGTGGCAAAAATCTTAAAATGTTACTGCCATCTTTGATCTTCAAACGTTTCCAGTCTTTCCTCGTCTTCAAACTATCTAGATTAATCGTTAATTTCCCCATAATATCTCCTTATTATTAAATGCCCTCGGGCTCATTAGTTTGGTCTAATTCTTCTTTTTTCTTAGGTTTCTGCGGTTTCCTAGCAGCCTCAACCGATTCCTCACAGATAACACCATTGTCGATAAAAGCTTGAATCTCATCGTCGCTGCTGCCAACATAGTAGTATACCTTAGCGAACTTATAAAATTTCTTAACATGGTAATCAACAAACTTATAGAAGATACTAGGATAAAAACGCCTGAAGAGAGGTTTTACGATCTTATCGCTCAGATCCTTATCGTCCTGATATTCGACACCGTCGTATATCGAATATGGACATACCTTATATGGGTCGAAATCTTGTCCTGCATATGCGAACCCAATTTTACCAACAATGTCCTTCAGATGAAAGACCGACACGAGATGTCTACCTCGAGATGCTAGCGCCTTTGAAGATGACTGCTTGATCTCATCCATGAAATCAGGACTCCTGATGACAAGTTCATGGGCTGTTAATTTTGCTGGAATCTGACTCTCGTCCGTTATGATAACAAACTTTGGCATTTTGCCTCCTTATAAATCTATTTTTTCAATCTCTTTTACGTCGATCGTGATAGCACCTTTCCATCCCTCTTTTAATATACCCCTCACATATACGACTGAATCTTTTGGCCAGTATAACGCTTTGTCGTGGTCCCAACTTACTCCCTCTACAGTGTTAGCGCCGTCTGATAATTTCAGCGACAACAGACACCAATCTCTACCTGTCTTCTTGGATACTCCTTTTCTTACCTCAGATGACTCAAACATCATTATGAACGCGACTTCATCTTGATGACCACTTTTGAGTAATCCTTCTGCTAACTTGATACTACTTAATACCGGAACTTTTCCCATCTTAAATGGAATGCTTGTCTTGCCTGTAGGAAGCAAACCAGGCCATGTAGAAGCGAGTATATCGACTATACCAGTATCCTCCAGCAATGATCTATTAAAACTAACATTAGCATCGCGCTCCATCTTGAAGATAGATAGAGAATCCATCTTATAGAGATCTTCAGAGAATGTAGAGTCACTATCTTTTATAGCAAGGTACTCTTTCATGAAGCGAGATCGCGACTCGGGATACGGGAGAGACAGATCCATGAAGGAGTCGGCGGCTCGCGCTTTTATAAGCGCTGACATAGATCCTATATTGACCTTCGATCTACATATCTTGTTCATGAAATCATGTAAGTCGTTGAATGGTCCTGCTTTTATCAGTTCCTCCACGACCTTAGGACCTATACCCTTGATGACAGATATCGGCGCAACAATCTTGTCGTCTTTAACCACGAACGATGAGGACGGTTCCTTGAGATACGGCGGTTTTATGGTATCGCCCAGCAACACTATATACTTGCGCATCTTGTCTTCAGATGTCTCTGAATTAAGAACACTGGTCCACCAATCTAGCATATGATGGTGTTTCATATACATAGTGATATATCCGAGTTCACTGTACGCTCGAGAATGACTCTTGTTGAACGAGTAGTTGCTGAACGCCTGTATCTGGTGACACAGTGTATTAGACTGTTCATCTGTCCAACCGCGGGCTTTAGAAGCCACTCTTATACGATCAAATGTGGACATCATTACGTCGTGCTTCTTCTTAGATATAGCAGAGCGCACCATGTCCGACTCTTCCCAAGAATACCCGCATATATCAACAAGAATTTCCAGCACCTGTTCCTGATAGACTATGACGCCATTAGTATCCTTAAGAATTGGTTCAAGATCATCATGAAGATAGTGTACGTCGCATTTACCGTTTCTAACATTCAAGTAGTATTGAGTAGCAGTAGTATCTTCAAACGGCGCGTCCAACGCGCCTGGACGACAGAGTGCCGTTAAGACCGATAGATCGTGGCGCGACAGCGGACAAAATTCTTGAATATATCCCTTTACGAGATCCGTGTTGAACTGGAATGCTGAGTCAGTCTTCTTGTTGTAGAAGTCACCGTATATCTTCTCATCTTCCGGTAGTCGATATATCAGAGCTACACCCTTATCATCTTCTTCAAGGTAGTCTTTACCAGTGCGCTTCCTAACAAGATCTATGCAATCCGAGACGGCTGTCAAGGTCTTGATACCCAATACATCTGCTTTGACTAGACCGCACTTCTCGACCATAGTGGAATCATACTGCGTGACTACAATGTTTCCCAATGCTTTATCTTTCATCACCATAGTTGGTACACGCTGTGCAGATAGATCTAGAGTAGATATGACGAATGCAGA